ACATCATTGGACATTAGCGTTGATAGTTACGGCGTAGTTCCGCGTAACACAAATAATGCGCCAGTAACAACCGATACAGCAAACGACCCTTGGGCTTAGAAAGGCACACAATGGAAAATGTAGTTAATTCAGAACAAGCCGCCGAATTGTTAGGCATTTCAAAAAACAATTTGCGACAATTGGTTTACCGGAAACTGCTTGTCCCTGTCGGCAAGCAGAAACGGCGTTCTCTCTTTAATGTAGAGGACGTTGAGAAGGTAAAAGCAGCCCGTAAGCCGTTAATCCCTTCGGCTTAATTGCGGCTCGGAGAGAGTGCAAGCGCCTGTCCCGCCTGCACTCTCTCTTATAACTTTAGAAAGGCAAAAATGGAAAAGTTAGTAGTAGAAACCATTTCAATTGATGATTTGGAACTAGACCCAAATAACGCACGTAAGCACAGCGACAAAAACATTAACGCAATCTGTGAATCACTAACGCAATTTGGACAACGTAAGCCAATTGTTATAAACGCCGATGATGTTGTTATTGCTGGCAACGGCACAGTAGAAGCGGCGCGCAAACTTGGCATTAAAACGTTAGACGTTGTGCGCGTGCCTGCCGATTGGTCAGAAGAAAAGATAAAGGCGTATGCGCTCGCGGACAATCGCACGGCTGAATTGGCAAGTTGGGACTCTGAGATATTGCTATCGCAACTTAATGAGTTAAATATTGCCGATTGGGATATAAACGCACTTGGCTTTAAGGAGTTTGAACTTAATCCGTTAAAAGATTCGGACGCCGATACAGATATGAAAGATTTAGGCGAGCGTTACGAAGTAGTAATTGAGTGTGCTGACGAAAACGAACAGACGGCACTACTTTTGCGCTTATCGCAAGACGGATTAAAAGTCCGTGCAATCATCATCTAACGAAAGGCACACAATGAGCAAAACAATTCGCCTTGAAAGCGCCATCACGCGAACACCACGTGTAATGCAACTTGAAGGCTTATTTGATATGGATTCAGAAGAACGTTCCATTACAAATATTGAAATGAATATCCCCGATTTAAGCACACGCGATTGGAACATTGGGCTTATTGTTGGGCCGTCAGGCGCTGGCAAAACTACTGTGGCTAACGAATTGTTTCCTGAGAAAATGCGCAACACGGAAAATATGAAGTGGTCTAAAGATAAAGCCATCATTGATGACTTCCCACAAGATTTGCCAATGCGTGAAGTAACGGAATTGTTATCATCTGTCGGCTTTAGTTCGCCGCCTGCTTGGCTACGCCCATTTCACGCACTAAGTAACGGCGAGCAGTTTCGTGTAACGATTGCGCGTGTGTTGGCAGAGAATCAGGACTTGTCCGTAGTAGATGAATTCACATCTGTTATTGACCGCACAGTTGCGCAAATTGGCTCATATGCAATTGCCAATACTGTTAGAAAACGTAATCAAAAGTTTGTTGCTGTGGGTTGCCACTACGACATACAAGAGTGGTTACAGCCCGATTGGATTTACGAGCCACATACTGGCACTTTTACTTGGGGGTCGGTTCAACCCCGCCCACAAGTTAAAATTGAAATCATATGGGCAAAGTATGAATCGTGGAACACGTTCGCACGTCATCACTATCTAGACACAAAACTAAATAAGACGGCGCACGTCTATGTAGGCTTAATCAATGACCAGCCTGCCTGCATTAGCGCCATCTTGCCTTTGCCTAACGCGCACGTGCGTAACGCTAGGCGATTTAGCCGTAACGTAGTGTTGCCTGACTTTCAAGGCATTGGATTAGGCAAATACTTTCACGAACGTATAGCGGCTGGACTAATCGCTCAGGGACTAGCGGTTTACGCTACTGCCAGCCACCCAACGCAGATACATCATCTCAACAAATCGCCAAACTGGGAACTTATTCGTATGCCGTCAAGAGTAGCCAAACAAGGCAAAACAAGTTCATTATCAACACGAATGGGCGTCAGTAGAGCGCGCCTAACGAGTTCCTTTCGCTTTAGAGGAGAACCCGATTATGAAGTTGCCAAGATATTAGCCCCTTTGCCAAAGAAATAACGTATGATGTGGCAAATATTTAGTGAATACATAGGTGGTAAATATGTGCGATATGTGTGACAAGTATGCCTACATCGGCGAGATACGAGAGGCGATTGCGCAAGACATTGAGGCGGCTAAACGACCCGACCCACAATATGTAGAGGACAATATGGTTAATGCAGGCTTACAGATAGCGGCACACATAGCGAGAGGCGGCGCGTAATGGCACCAATGTATGACTTTTATTGCGCCAAATGTAATGAGAGTGAAGAACACTTTTTCGGCTTTGCTGATAAACAAGAAGTAACGTGTGTTGAGTGCGGCGCTGATATGACTAAAACTATTTTCCCTGTCGGAGTTGTGTTTAAGGGCGGCGGTTGGGGCGGTCAATGAGTAAAGATAGGCATTTCGGTGACGCTGAATATAACGCCAATGATAATGAGTTACGGCGTGAAATAGCGGCAGAGTTAGAACGCCGAATATTGCCTATGTGCGAAACAGAAGATGAGAATGGTTTAATGAAACTGGCGATTGCTTTAGTGAAAGGCGTGTAATGAAAGCACTATTTGTAGGCTTAGTTGGCACGGCGTTACTAACTCTATCACTGGCATTTATTGTTATGTTATTGGCAGGCGATATTTATCCAATCAGTTACGTGCAATCTATACACATAATGTTAATTGCATACGTGTTAGCGGTATTTACTAGAGAGGCAAAGTAATGGCGGCTAAGAAAAGCAAACTAAAACCTGAAACGTTAGAGAAAGAAGCCAAAGTGCTTGAAATGAGGCGTGGCGGCTTTACGTTTGACTTGATTGCTACACGGCTTGGCTACGCGAGCGCCAGCGGCGCTTACAAGGCTTATCAAACGGCTTGCAATCGCATTGTCTATGCACAAGTGGCGGAAACACGTAACGTTGAAATGGATAGGCTTGATATTGCACAAGCGGCAATATGGGGCGACATTATCAACGGCACAACGCCAGAAGATAGAGCGCGTGGCGTTCAAGCGTTAGTTCGTATTATGGAAAGGCGAGCCAAATTGCTTGGCTTGGATATGCCAACAAGAGCGCAGATAGAGGTTACAAACTATGACACTTCCACAATTGATGCCGAAGTCGCAAGACTTGTCGCTCTCCTTGATAGCGAGCCGTCACGTCAGATGGAGCCATCAACTGGCGAGAGCGGAACAGTTACCAACTAACGATAAGAGTTGGACTACGTGGGTTTATTTGGCAGGACGTGGCGCTGGCAAGACTAGAACTGCGGCTGAGTGGCTTGCTTGGCAGGCTAGTAGTAACCCAAAGACTAGATGGGCTATTGCCGCGCCTACATACGGCGATGTGCGCGATACTTGTGCCGAAGGCGAATCAGGCATTGTGCGCGTGTTACGTGAATACGGCACATTAAAAGATTACAACAGAAGTATTGGCGAAATCTTCTTAACTAACGGCTCACGTATCAAGTTATTTAGTGGCGAAGAACCCGATAGATTTCGTGGGCCACAATTTCACGGCGGTTGGTTTGATGAGTTAGCGGCGTTTAAGCACCCTGAATCGTGGGACCAATATCAATTTGGCTTGCGTTTAGGCGAACACCCACAAACCATTGTTACAACTACGCCACGTCCAACTAAACTCATTAAAGACTTAATCGGGCGTGAAGGCGTAAGAGTAGTGCGTGGCTCTACATTTGATAATGCCGCCAATCTAGCCGCGAGCGCACTTGCTGAACTTAAATTGCGTTATGAGAACACACGGCTTGGACGCCAAGAACTGTATGGCGAAATACTTGATGACGTAGAAGGCGCTTTATGGACGCGCAATATGATTGAAGAGGCACGTGTTACAGAGGCGCCGCCACTTGTGCGTATTGTTGTGGCGATTGACCCTGCCGTTACAAGTAACACTAACTCGGACGAAACAGGCATTGTGGCCGCTGGCATTGACCATACTGGCAACTATTACGTGCTATCGGATAAAACGTTACGTGCAACGCCTGATGCGTGGGCTAGAACTGCCGTTAATCTGTATCACGAACTAAACGCGGACAAGATTATTGCTGAAACAAATAATGGCGGCGATATGGTCATAATGGTCTTAAAGCAAATTGATGTATCTGTGCCAGTTAAAAAAGTAACGGCAACTAGAGGCAAACAATTACGTGCCGAGCCAATTAGTGCGCTGTATGAACAAGGCAGAGTGCATCACGTTGGTTATTTTGAGGACTTAGAGAATCAAATGTGCGAATGGACGCCATTAAGCAATGAATCGCCTGATAGATTAGACGCGCTGGTGTGGGCACTTACTGAACTAAATAGTGGCGGTTCAAGTATGATTGCACTAGCGGCGCTGGCTAAATTCTGCCTCAAATGCAGTATGCCTGCCAATAAAAATGCAACAATTTGCTCACGCTGTGGCGGTAAGTTAGGGGAATAATGGCAATCACATACGACACTACGATTGACCAAGGCGCAAATTGGTATATTAATTTTATTTATAATCAGCCAGTTACAATTACAAACATTGTTGGCAACGGCACAACTATTACATACACAACAGACACACAGGCTTTTTCAGTAGGTCAATTAGTTTCTATTTCAGGCGTTATTCCAAGCCAATACAACTTAACAAACGTGGCAATTGCAACGCGCACTACAACTTCATTTACTATTACAAACCCATCAACTGGCACTTACATATCAGGCGGCGTGGCATATGTGCCTGTAAATCTAACGGGTTGCACGGCGGCGTTACAGTTGCGCTCGCTTCCAAATGACCCAACGGCGGCGCTAACGCTAACAACAGCAAATAGCGGCATTGCAATTACAGGATTAACTGGCACAATTGCCGTATCGGCAACTGCCACGCAAACACGTGCAATTGATGAGGGTTATTACTATTATGACCTTGAAGTAACCAATACAGCAAGTGGCGTAGTAACACGAATTGCACAAGGGCAAATTCTAGTGAGTGCGGAGATAACAAGATGAGTGATGATTTAATTGTAGTTCAGCCAGTTATTCCAACTGTTATTGTAACGGCGCCCGGTCCACAAGGCGCAAGCGGCGATGCCGCCTCTGTTTTCTATACACATATCCAAGCATCATCTAGTGCCGTTTGGACTATTAATCACGGCTTAAACGGCGAGCCAACTGCCGTTGTTCTTGATTCTGCTGGCACTCAATGTGAAGGCACATTTAGTTACCCAAGCAAAAACCAAATGATTATTACTTTCACAAGTGCCTTTACAGGCACGGCTTATGTAATCTAGGCACATTATGAGCAGATTAGCCTTAACGCCAACAAATGTGCCAGCGAGCGCAACAGACATATCTACGCCAACATTACGAGCAGGCGACCTTTATTTTAATACTTCAACTGGCTTAATGGTTTATGACGGCACAGATTGGACACCAGTAGGCACAGCAAGTGCCGTTTCTGAGATAGATGGCGGCGTATTTGATAGTATTGCACCGTATCAAGGCGGCGACCCAACCACCACAGCCACTCAAACATTTAACGGGGGAACTCCATAATGTCAGTAGTTACGCAAATACAAGTAAGGCGCGGAACAGCGTCACAATGGACTTCAACCAATCCTGTTTTAGCGGCTGGCGAAATTGGGTTTGAAACTGATACGAATTTAATGAAATGTGGCAACGGTTCAACAGCGTATAACTCTCTCGGCTACATTGGCGCAGGAGATATAACTGGCGTTACTGCTGGCACAGGATTAACAGGCGGCGGTTCAAGTGGTTCAGTTACATTGGCAATTGATAGTTCAGTTGCAACTTTAACTGGCACACAAACACTTACTAATAAAACAATAAGTGGCGCCAACAATACGTTAAGTAGCATTGGCAATTCAAGTTTAACAAATTCAACTATTACGATTAATGGAACTGCGGTTTCACTAGGCGGGTCAGTAGTAATTGAAGCAAGCAGTTTCGTTCCTTCATTTATGTTAGGTGGTATGTAATATGTCCCGCAAATTCCTAGTCAGTATTGACTTAAACAAAAACGAATTACAAAATGCAGTAATTCAAAATCTAGCCACAGCGCCAGCAACGCCATTGGCAGGTCAAGTTTATTACAACACGACCGATAATCAACTTTATATTTACAACGGCACACGTTGGGAAGTAGCAGGCAACGCAGTTCAATCAGGTTTGCTTTCTGCGCGTCCAGCCGCCGCAACAGTTGATGCAGGCACAATTTATTATGCAACAGATAATTATTTATTCTATTATTCAAATGGCTCTGCTTGGCAACAAACTAACGCCTTTGGGACAGTAACAGCGCAAACATCTTATGGTGCAAGTTCAGGCGATGGCTCATCAACTAACTATGCACGCGCCGACCATACACACGGAACTCCTGCACTTGGCACAGCAACACCAAATGCAATTGCAGGCGTAACTGGCTCTGCTGGTTCAGCAACAACGCCATCTAAAGAGGACCACACTCACGCATTTACGCCAGCCGCAGATTTATCTATGGCTGGATTCAAACTTACATCAGTTGGAACACCAAGTGCAGATGGCGACGCCGCTAATAAAGGCTACGTAGATTCAGTTGCACAAGGTTTAGACACAAAGGCTTCCGTAGTAGCGGCAACAACAACTAATGGAACATTGGCAACTGCGTTTGCTAATGGACAAACAGTTGATGGCGTTACTCTTGCAACTGGCGAACGTATTCTTATTAAGAATCAAACAGACGCAACAGCAAACGGCATTTATGTAGTTAATGCAACTGGCGCGCCAACACGTTCAGCAGATATGAACACAGGCTCAGAATTCCCAAGTGCATATGTATTCGTAGAACAAGGAACAACCAATGCCGATACTGGTTGGGTTTGCACAAACAACGCGCCAGTAACTCTCGGCACTACTGAAATTGTTTGGACGCAATTTAGCGGCGCTGGCACATATACAGCAAGCAACGGCGTTGTTCTTAATGGCTCTGTATTCTCATTTGCGCCACGTAGCGGATACGGCTTACAAACTGGCGCAAGCGGCGCGGAAATTAAACTTGCCACTACATCAGGCTTAAATCTCACAACAGATTTGGCAGTAGGAGCAGGGCTTGGTATTTCTGTTCTAACTAACACAGTTGCCATTGATACGGCAGTTGTTGTTCGTAAGTATGGCGCAGATGTAGGCGATGGCTCTGCCACTTCTTACACAATCACGCACAATTTAGGCACTAGAGATGTGCAAGTAACTGTCTATGACAATTCTTCGCCATATGCCGAAGTAATTTGCGATGTAAACCACGCAACTACAAACACAATTACTTTGCTATTCTCCGTTGCACCAACTTCTAACCAATACAGGGTAGTAGTTCAAGGCTAATTAAAGGAGAGAGAATATGGGTCTGATAGACCGTATTGCCGAGAAAGTAGCCGCCGAATTAGTTAAAGGTCCAAATCTGCCAGTAGGCGCAGTAGCAATGACCGAAACTGAAATGCGCAACGCCGCAAATCAAACTACATACGGACAAAGTGTGGCACTTCCACGCGACCCAATGATTGCTAGTGTGCCATTTGCGCCTGGTATGCCCATTATTCCGGGCGCCATTAATCCGCCGCGTAGTGATAGTGGACGCCCTGACCCACGCCGTTATGAATTTCAAGTTGCACAAAACATCAACATCACGGCAACTAAACTTGTGCCGTTTGCAACACTACGTGCCGCGGCAGACCAAATTGATATTCTTCGCCGTTGTATTGAAGTGTTAAAGGCAAAGATTTCAGGGCTTGATTGGGATATTGTTTTGGCAGAAGATTCAGCCGAAAAGATTATTACAGAAATTGGCGGCAATCACGTTCGCGCTATGTCAGTTGCACGCGAGCGATACACGGAAGAAATTAGCCGCCTTAGAGAATTTTGGGAACAGCCTGACCCAACTAACGGACTTCTATTCACCGATTGGTTAAATATTGCACTAGAAGAAATTTTGGTGTTAGATGCGTGGGCAGTTTGGCCTCAACCATCAGTAGGCGGCGATTTGCTTGGCTTACAGATACTAGATGGCTCAACTATTAAGCCGCTTATTGATGACCGAGGAATGCGACCACAGGCGCCTTATCCAGCATTTCAGCAGATTCTTTTTGGATTCCCACGTAGCGAATTTGCCGCGTCAGATGGCAAAGAAAATGCAGATGGCGAATTCACGTCAGATGAATTGGCTTATTTAATTCGTAATCGCCGAACAATGACAGTTTATGGTTATTCGCCAACAGAACGCGCACTTGCGCTCGCGGACATTTATTTGCGCCGTCAGCAATGGCTACGTGCCGAATATACAGACGGCGTAACGCCTGAATTGCTTATGAAAACAGATGCAAACTTTGGCAATAACCCTGATTTACTTCGCGCTTATGAAAACATTTTTAATGATGATTTAGCAGGACAAACAGAGCAACGTAAGCGTGTGCGCCTATTGCCAACTGGAATGGAACCAGTTCAGTTTGAAGGCTACGGCGAACGTTTCAAAGATACGTTAGATGAGTATTTGGTTAATAGTATTTGCGGTCACTATGGCGTAATGCCATCTGAAATTGGTTTTAATCCTAAAGGCGGTTTGGGTGGCGGCGGTTTCCAATTGGGTCAAGCCGAATCGTCAGAAGTTATCGGTGCAATTCCATTGGCTAACTGGGTTGGACGTATGTTGAGCCATTTGTCCTATACATACTTGGGTATGCCACGAGAACTTGAATTTAAGTTTATGGAATCAGGACGCCAAGATTTGGAATCAATTGCGCGCACACGTGACATTGAAACTAAGTCAGGCAGTTTAACTCTTAACGAATCGCGTAGTCGTGGCGGTATGCCGTTAATTGAATCGCCAATTGCCGATATGCCAATGATTGTTACAGGAACAGGCGGTTATTTTGTAACAGAAAGCGGCGTTATTCCTTTTGATAGCGCACTTGATGGCGTATCTGCGCCTGCCGAGGACGCAATTGAAATTGAATCAGGCGGAGATGTAGGCGGCGGCTCAGAAGCGCCTGTGCCTAATGTAGAAGATAAGCCAACAGAAGCCGAATCAAATGAGCAAGTAGAAGATTCAGAGTATGACGAAGGCTTAAAAGCGGCGGACGAACTAAAAATGTTTTTGCGTTGGCTAAAGAAATCGCCTACTCGCCCATTTAATTTCCGTGAAGTGCCTGTTGTATATGCCGAAGTGTTAAATAAGTTTATCGGCATTGGCGATTACGACAGCGCAAGATGGTATGCCGAACGATATTTGGCATAAATGGCAAATCAGGCGTGGCGCAAAAAGAACGGCGCTAAAGTCCGCTTAGCCGCTAGACGTGCCGCATTAATTAGGCAAGCGTTACGGCAAAGCGTTAATATCTCCCAAGTGCAAGAAGATTGGGCGAGCGCACAACCCAATGCCGAATCTATGACAACAGAACAGGCGCGCCAATGGGCACGAACAAATGTTCGCCTTGATTCTGAACCACTTATGAACGCATTTCGCACACTTTATTTAGAATCGTATTTGCTTGGCGAAGATATTGCTATGAACTCAATAGCCAAAGCCAAGATAAATAAAGCGCCAACTAAGCAACAGTTACAGCGAGCCGTTGGCATTAATTGGGACAATTGGAAGGCTGGCAATAGAGCCGCCGCTTTACTTGTCAATAAGCCACGCGGTCTTTCCACGCTGTTAGATAATCGCGGCGTAGCAATTCAAGGCATTAATCGCACTACGTTAGACAGAATTGGCACACGATTGGCAAACGCTTTGGCGCAAGGTTTGCCGCCTAGTGAAGTTGATTTGTCGGACTTTTTTGATGATTCTGAACGTGCTTTGGCTATTGCACAAACCGAAATGAGCCGCGCAGTTGCAACGGCAAGTCGCCAGTTATACGAAGAAAGTGGCGTTGAACTGGTAGAGT